GCCTCCCGGTGATCACCACTGATATGTTGGCTCAGGTTTATGGCACTGAAACCATCCGCATCCAGCAAAACCATAAGCGCAATGATGATCGTTTCATTGCTGGAAAACACTTCTTTAAGCTGGAAGGTACTGAATTAAAAGCGTTTAAGAACAGACTATCTTTAAGCGAGTCTGTTGGTAAGCATGCTCGTAGCCTCGTGCTCTGGACGGAGCGTGGTGCTGCTCGGCACGCCAAAATGCTCGAAACCGATCAAGCGTGGGAAGTGTTCGAAAAGCTGGAAGACTTCTACTTTAGCCAGAAGGAAAAAGCCGAGCAGGTTCGTAAGAATCGCCAATGCACGGCAACCCAACTCACCCCACTGCGCCAAACGGTAGAACGGTTAATCACGACTGGCCTCGGCAAAATCTATCCTGACATCTGGAAGCTGGTTCATCAGCGCTTCGATGTTGAGCATATCCATCAGTTGCAGCCTGAGCAGGTCGGGGAAGCGATCGAATACCTGAACGTGCTGGAAGGCGAGTACCTGGGTCGCGAGACGCTTCCGGCAACCACATCAGTGCATTTCACCACCGAGGAGCTTTGCGCTCTCTGCTGGGTATGGAATGCCGCCGAATACATGCGGGAGAAGATCGAGCTGGCCTACCCTGCAATGAGAACTCTTAAATCTGAATACGCACCGAGCTTCTACTCAATGGCATTTGAGTACCAGCGTACTCTCGAAGCTGGTAGAAAGGTTCTCGAACGGGAAACGAAACACATCGTTCCACACCCTCACAGCGTGTCAGATGAAAACTGGCGTCGAGTCCTGCCTCGCCTGCGTCAGAACAGCCTACCTCGCGGATAATAAGGGACAAAGCGATGAGCGAGATTGCACCAACGAGCCTGTTACACCCCCTGAAAGCTACCGTTCTGGAGTTTCAGGAGGATGAGCACGACTACCAGTTCAAGGTTGAATACCCGGAGCCGACTTGCTGCCACGCCTGCGGTGCAGTGTCCGACATCATCCGCTTTAACAAAAAGCTGGTGAAGTACCATCGTTGACAGATTTGTTAATCACCTGCTGATACGCCTTACCCAGCCTGTCTCCGTCGTTTTGCTGCTGTGCGTTACCGGAAGCATTCTCGACCGTCACCGGGGCATACACACTGACACCGAAAGGTGCTGCAGCCGGGCCTGTACCACCGCCCCCGACATACCCACCCGTGGCATACCCTTTCATCATCCGGTAAAGATTGCCGACGCCGATCCGGCTGGTAGCCTCTTTGGTGAAAACAAATTCACCACGGTGAACGACACCTGCAGGTTCATATTTCCCGCCTGAACCGGTATAACCGCCACCTGCAAATCCCAGCGCGGTTGTCGCTGAATCCACCAGGCCTAGCCGAACTGGAGGCTGATTTAGCAGGGCTGACCGAAGACCACCAGAAAGCGACTGAGTCAATTAAGCAGGCTGATGCAGCTGTTAAGTTGGCACACGAGAAGTTTTCGGCGCTGGCGGCGGAGAATGCGATGTTGAAGCAACGGACACAGCAACTTATCGACATCATTAGTAATACTGACAATGACTACTGCATGTGTGGTTCTGCTATGAAAGACCACGTGCACAGCGGATGTGGTTATCCTACTGGCATGTTCGATTATTACTACAACCAGTGGCTGGAGTCAGATAACAAAACCCCAGCCACCGACGCTTTCCTGGCTGAAGTACGGGCGCAAGCCCACAAGGAAGGCGCTCACTTTGTTGCCAACCGAATGCTGGCTGCCTGGGAAGCTGGTTTTATTGATGATACTGCAAAGAACGCCGCGGATATTGCCAGGATGATTCTTACCTCTACTGAGTTTATGGCTAATGCGCCGGAAGGCGATTTTGACCGCTCATTCTCTGATGGCGTTCTCGAAGATATCGCCGCCCAGCTTCGCAAAGGAGTCGCGCTATGAGCATTCTCACCATTCTCAACACCGGACTAGCCTTGATGGGATGGTTGTTCATCATGTTCAAAACATGGCAGTGGTTTATCTCAGTTTTTCTAAAACAATGGGATAAACGCAGAAAGCTATCTCGTCGGCAAAAAGCAGTAAACGAATTTTACGATGCGTTTGACCTTTCCAGCATCGAACCCGGAACAACGGTTCGCCTGGCTACTAAAGGCAATCTGACAATCATGATGTTTCGCAAGGAGGCAGACCAATGACAGCACTCAACAAACAGGCGCTGCGCAGTAAGGCGCGGTCAGCCAGCGCAGGCGAATGGATTAAAGAGTCTGGCGATGGTTGGGAGGCAATTTGCAGTGCTGACGACCAGGCCAACGGCAACTTCATCATCGCGCACTTTGAAGGACCCGACGCTCAGGCCAATCGAGAATTTGTACAGGCCGCTAACCCAGACGCCGTACTGGCGCTGTTGGATGAGCTGGAAGCCGCAGAGAAGCGGATTGCTGAGCTGGAGGCGCGGGAGGTTGTGCTTCCGCAATGCTATAGCATGTTGCATCGCGTCGATTTTGACGAGCCTTACCACACTGAAATGGTTTACAGGCAGCATCAGGTTCTTGAGGCACTGCACAACGCTGGAATAAACGTCACCGAAGCAGGTAAAGGAGAGGCATCATGAGCACTATCACAAGAGAATGGCTGCAGCAGGCTATCAACGATTATGAAAGCGTTCGTGATGAGCTTCCTTTCGGGCTTGATGATTACCAGGGGAATATCCTGGCTGCCCTGCGTATCGCACTGGCATCGCTGGAAGCAGAGCCTGTGGCGTGGGCGCACAGATTAATCAACAAGCGTAACGGAGTCGTTCACCCTTGGGTTTACGGTAGCGCAGAGGCGTGTCCAAGCGAGGGGGATATCTTCAATATTGAGGTAATGCCGCTCTACACCGCCCCGCCAGCGCCGGTATCTGTGCCCGCTGCGATGGAAATTGATGATGACTTTGACAGCGCGTTTGAACACGGAAAAGCTGTCGGCTGGAACGCCTATCGCGCCGCCATGCTTCATGGTGCCGATGGTACCCTCACTAATGAGGATACCAAACGGGTGGGCGAGTTGGTCATGTGGATTAAGCGTTTAGCCCATTCACTGAGAAAATCAAATCCTGACAGCAAGTTACAAAGCGATGCAATGGACTACTTGAGCCGGAAGGGGTTAATTGGTGTGAAGGATATACTGCGATGATGAAAGATAAAGGCCTGACTGATGATGTGCTGGACGAGATTATTGCTGGAGCCAAAACATCGATGGAGCAGTATCTCGCTCTATCGCTTAAGGCTGAGCGTGCTGCCAAACAAAAGTCCGATAGCAACTCTCCGGTAACTCCGGATGGTTGGATAAGCTGTAGTGAGCGAATGCCAGATGATGGTCAGCACGTAATTATTATATGTGATGGCGCATTCGTTCTTTATGCGCAATATCGAGACGGTGAGTTTTTTGATGTCGTCCGTGATGGTGATGAATTTTTCGAAACGCAGAGCCGCAACGTCACACACTGGATGCCGCTACCAGAACCGCCGCAGGAGGTTAACCGTGGCTAACCTGCAACTTGCCGTCAAAGGTGAATAACAATCCTCGAACTCGCGGGGATTTCTTTTATCTGAACTCGCTACGGCGAGTTTTGTTTTATGGAGATGATAAATGCACTTCCGAGTCACAGGTGAATGGAATGGAGAACCATTCAACAGAGTTATCGAAGCAGAGGACTTCAACGACTGCTATAACCACTGGATGCTATGGGCGCAGATAGCGCATGCAGACGTAACAAATATTCGAATTAAAGAACTGAAAGAACACCAAGCCGCCTGATGGCGGTTTTTTATTGCCTGATTTGCAGGTTCGATTCCCTATTCGGAGATAGCACTCATGCAACACGAACTACAACCTGATTCACTGGTTGATTTGAAATTCATCATGGCCGATACTGGCTTCGGTAAAACCTTCATCTATGACCGGATTAAGTCCGGCGACCTGCCAAAAGCCAAAGTTATCCACGGGCGAGCAAGATGGTTATATCGTGACCATTGTGAATTCAAAAATAAGCTCTTAAGCCGCGCCAATGGGTAAAATAGCGGGTAAA